GGGGATTGTTTGTTTTTTTCTGTGTAGAGATATAGTTTCCGGAAAGATTTCTACTCTTCCTGTAGCATCTATATTATATGTACACATCAATTCTCTAGTATCGTTTTCATTTTTCAACACAAACATCTTATTGTATAGTATATCATATGCATCTATAATTCTATCAACGGTTTTTGACAGTGTGCGATTGTTTGTAAATGTACAAAGGAGTTGTGTTCTCACTATTCTTCTCCCTTAAATTTTTGCCATTGTTCAAGTTCAAATTGTTCTAATTTATTTTTCCATTCTTTAACCTCTGAAGACTTTTTACCTGTATCAGGTTTAGGGTTGGCTTTTTTCCACTGTTTTACGTTCTTAGATACTATTTTGCCTTTAGCTTTGGCATTTTCTGGATTTTTTGAAATTTCATCCTTAAGTTTATCTATAGCTTGGATTCTTTCGTTAGCTCTTTTTTGAATATCATCTAATCCTGCCTTTATTGCATTGTCTTCAGTTTCGCTATCACTACTTTTTGTTGCAACTTCTTGTTCAATCAAGTCTGCAATCATTTCATCTTTTGATTTTTTTGCGCCACCACCTTCTCTGCCTGTACCAAAATCATATAGAGATTTTTTTAATGCTTCGTCATCTGATAATCCGTCATATGCAGGATTCTTTTTAACTTCCTTAGTATCTGGATTTTGAACTAATCCATATGTTTCAGGCTTACCCTTTATAGGTTTTACATTTCCATTCCTTAAAACAGGTAAACTAACTTCCTTTCCATCAACAGTTGTTGTGGCACTTCTTGCTGGATACCTACTAATAAAATCGGGATTACTTTCACGTTCTGCATCGGTTTCACCTAAACTAATATTCCATGCTTTTACTACTGAGTTGACTTCATCTGCATTAAGATTTTTTAGATTATTTTCACTTAAACCTGTTGACTTGCTATTTTTTTCAAATTTGTTTTTCCAAAATACCTCATTTTCAGCTTTTTGAAATTTTGCTAGTTCTTTTTCACTAGCTGCAAGTATCCATTCTTTATCAGTTCTATATCCTAACTTTGCTAAATCTGCCTTAACTTTGGCATCTTCTTTACTACCCTTAAATTGATTAAGTCTTGACTCCATCCACATCCAATTTTCTGGTCTATCTACTCCACCATTATCAAGTGATACAATATGGTCTAGTTGAGAATCTTGAAATGGAACTTGTTCTCCAGTTATTGGGCTTATTCCACCTGTTTCTAAATAGTGCTTAATAACATTTTTGAATCTTTCTTCTCCAGCGTCTCCTCTTTTAGCATTTGGAGGAGGGTCTCCTTTACCCTTAATTTTACTTTTTAATGCATTAAACTCTTTTGAACCAAGTTGTTCTTTTAATATTAAAATAGTTTTATCAATATCATCTTCAGATATAGGACCATATTTTTCTTCGCGGTCTTTTTTAATATCTTCTGTTATTTTATTTTGTTCTTCAGGAGTTTTAGATAAAAACTTTTGATATGTTTTAACATCGTCTTTACTTAAGGTGTGGGTACCTGGGCCTGATTTTTGATTCTTTGGATGTGTGATTAAACCTGCAACATCAGCAAGCATGTCATTCTTATCTTGTTGTTTTTTAGATTGTTCTGGAGTTATTTTTTGTTTTTCGTCTTTTTCTTTGGAAGTATTATCATCTGTATTATCTTTACCAGCTGTCCTTTCAAAATCTCCAGCTTTAGCTGAAAGTTTGGAATTGTCTACTTCCTTTTCTTTTTTATCAGGTTTAGAATCATCTTTTTCTAAAGGTTCTGCGTTTCCATCTTCAATGGCCTTTTCCATGGCATCTTTAGTTTTGTAGACTATAGTTCTTCCTGATTCTTTTGATTTGGCCTTGAAAGTTTCTGCTTCTGTAAGGTTTTGTGTGTAAGACATTATAAAGTCTTCACCGTATCCAGATTCTCTTAATACATCTTTAAGAAATTCTACGTGTGTTCTGTTCCTTGGATCTGGCATACCATCATTAACACGCCATGCCCATTCTGAAACTAATCTATTAAAATTCATGTCTATCCCTATTTATATATAAATATAAGGGTTTAGAGCGACTTATCAACCATAGTGCCATAATTTGCACCGACTGATACTTTTGATGGAATATCCATTGCAGACTGTATCTGATGTAGGGTTTCTAAACCGTCAGATATATCGAAGTCAAATAGGAAACTATCATAAGTACATAAAACAACCTTTGTTTTTTTGTCATCTAAAACCTTTTTGAACCTCTTGATTACAGTTATATTATGTTCAGTTTCGTAAGCTTGAATATAATAATTAAATAACTTTTGAGGATTCATTTCTCCAAGACGTTCTTTTGTCATGCGTCTCTTATATAAATATGTAGTTACGTAACTTTTTGACTTCCATTCATGCCAAAGTTTTTCAATGAACTCTCCAATGAGTCTAAAAAACTCTATATTTTTAAATTCTTTAGGTATACCACCATATAAAATTTTAAAGTTTATTTTTTTTGCTTCTTGATATTCTTCAGGTGTTAATGTATCTTTTCCAAAATAATACTTTCCTAAGTATTCATGTACACTTCCACTTGGTAACTCGTAATCTATTAGCCTTGAAATAAGCCTAAGATGATATGCATCAAAGTCAAATTCTACCAGCATTCCATTTTCAAATCTACTAACAAATCTATCTCTAGTTCCATCTTCTTTATTAAGAGCTGCGTAGTTTATTCCGTTATTTGTGTTAGATGGTCTTCCAGTTGAAGTAAATAGGTTATAGTGTGTATATTCTATGCCACTTGTTGTGTTTATTCCATTAGATTCTAATAAAGAATATACGTCAGTTATATCTCGGTTATATTCGATATACTCGGTTGATAGTGAATTTATATTACCTATAGTTTCTATATAGGTTTTTCTGTTATTTTTACAATATTCCAATAATTTTAATATAGGAACTAGTTGTGAATTTTTTGGATATTTCCAAAACCTTCGTTCAATAAAATTATGTGAGTTTGTTTTTTCTAAAGTTAACTTTTTACCTGAATTAAAGTAGTACAATAGTTCTAGATCATATAAGTTTTTAGCTACTATACCTAAAGAATATGCAGTTTTTATTGATGGCGTATACGCATTAGATATATTTAGAGGTAGGTTAAAATTTAGCTTAACATCAGGATGGTTTATAGGTATAATATATGAAATTGATTCATCTAGGTCATGTACATATAATACACAAAGACTTGAATCTTTTGGGTGTAAAGAATCTGTCAAGGGAACAGGAAGTATAAACGTTGTATGTTCTACTAATGCCTTACAGGCCGAGATGTATTGTTTTTTGCTACGCACTATCATATAGTAAATATAATAAAAATATATGACCTGGTAAAACCTATACTATAAAAATATTTTTAATATTGGATGACTATTTGTGGAATGAACACTTCCTCCCATTGGTCCTTTTGTTGGATGAATATGATATTTTCCAACAAATCTTTGACCTCCAGGTAGATAAAGCAGTGTTCCATCAGAATATAAATTTTCTGCAGGATCTGGAAGTGTAAACCTTAGCAAATCTTGAACAAGTGGATACATTTTTGGTTCTTCTTCTACAATTATAGATGCCTGCTGCTTATTTTTTTCGTATATTCCTGACTTTATTTCATAGTTTGCAGAATTATATAAACTAAATAGAGGACCCGTTATAAACCATGGAGTTTTTGCAACGGTAAAGTTTGAATTATAGGGGTTAGAAGCTTTGTTATACCGTTTATACTGAATTTCATCTATTTCATGAGGCATAAGAGTATTGTTTTGTATAGCAAAAAACCTCTTAATTTCACCTTTTTCAATTTCCTTTGTAGTGATGGTTGGTAAAACTCCTTTAGGTAAATATGCGCGTTTTTCTTCAAATTTTTTGTCATCTGCTGCACGTTTGGCTTGTGTATAATCAATTGACATTTGGTCTGCAAATTCTGTTTTTTGAAAAGGATATATTTTTGTACTATTATACTTATATACTGGTCCTTCAAAATATTGTATTGCCTTTAGGTTAAATACATGATAATATCCTTCAAATGGCATTCCATCGTCATAAAAAAATTCTCCAGGAGATGCATACAAATTCTCCTTTAATTTCATTTGTTTAGGTCTTCTAAGTATTGTCATTATAATTTTCTCATTAATCCGGCAGATAGTGTAGTTGTCCAGTCAGCGTTTGATACACTGTGGTCTACCTTTGTTATTTGAAATAGCCATCCATTGTATTCACTTGGTAAAGAGCTTACAGTAATCATATTTCCAAATACAAATCCACCTATACCATCTAATTCTACATCAAGTGTAATTGGTACAGGAATTACTCTAATACCTTCGTTAACAGCTGCTTTAGTTTCTCCTTTTGCCCGTGTATTAATAATACTAGTTGCGGCCATTACACTATCTTGACTTACTTCTCCACCAAGACTTTTAAATACTTTTTCTGCAGATGGTTCAGTAACAGTTTCTACATCTTTCGCGTCTTTGCCACTTTCAGGGTCACATGGAGAAACTTTATAGTCAGCAGGTGTACATTCTGAAGATACTCTAATTGAATCCTGATAAATATCTTTGATGCCTCCTGCCCAAAGTGCTACTCCTCCTGACTTATTACCAGAGCCTTTACCATTTTTGTTATTTGCACCATACATAATTTGTGCTTGAAAATCTGGGTCTGATTCTGTTTGGGTTGAAACAGCTCTAGCGATTGAATCTTTTCCATATGCAGGAATTGTTAATGACGTTGGAGCTGCTATTGGACTTTGGTCTATATCTAGCCATTGTACAATATTTTCTGCTCCTGAATAAGGTACCATTGTAAAATTCCATATTCCTCCACATGCTTCATTTACTCTAGATAATATTCTTTTCATGAATTCTCCAGCGCCAGTGTCGGGTCCGCAATTAGAAAATTCTTCTTTAACCATTGTTAAGTTTATTAAAATATTAGCAAGATATATTCCTCCTCCACCAAAACATGATGGTAGATTATCATACCCACCTTTTTCATTAAATTCTTCTACCATTATACTTTGCAATTTGCTTCCTGGAAGTAAACAAACTCTTGGGTCTGCACTTGCAATTTCTTTTACACCTGATCTTAATACTGAATGGTTTGAATAAAATAAGGAAGTAAACTTTTGCTTACTAGATACATATGCACCTCCAGTTCCAACTAATGCTTTTGCCTGGTCTCTAGTTGTTCCTTTGTTACCAGATGCAGCATCAACTATTGATTGTATTTGTAAGTTAACAAATAATTCTTCAAATGCTTCAAATGTTACATAATTAAAATCTGCAGAATATCCAAACAGAAAACCCATTCCTAAAAAGCCTGATGAGCCAGCAATATCTCCATCTGTTGAGCTTGTTAGTCCTACTCCAGTAACAGTTCCAGATCCTCCAGGAGGTAAGGTTACTTTTCCGCCGTCTTCTGAAGCCTGATCTATATATTGATCTGCTATTTGTATTAAATTATAAGTAGGACCTTTTTCATTATTGTCTTCTGTTTTTTCACCTTTACATGTGCAATCCTTAGTTGCAATTTTTATTGGTACCTTTGCAGTATTTCCTGCCATTGAAGTTATTGTACATTCTCCCTCAAAAGAACCATTTGCTGCCATTGCCCAACTAAAATCTGTTACTTGTCCTCTCATTGCTTCATAACAACCTTTGTATACATTAGCATGTGCTGCTATTTCTTTGTTTAACTCTCCATCATTTGACTTACACCTAGTACCTTCATATCCGTTTGTTTGAACGCTTTGACCTGTATGATCTACACTCCATCCCCATTCAATAGTTATAGTCATTCCATATGTTAAGAATGATTTTGCAAGTTTACCAAAGTCTTCTTTAGTCCAACAAACAAACTTTAACTTTCCTTCAGCAAAGCCACCATGAGTTCCTTCTTCTGTTGTAGATAAACCAGTTATTCCAGGTTTAGGTCTAGCTGTTCCTGTATTGTATAAGTCTGCTAGTGAAGAAATTGATGTTGTTTTAAACCCTTCTGAAACTCCAGGTCCAGATGCACAAGAAAATGCCCTTATCCAAGGCTTTCTTTTTGTTTGCCATGCTACGTATCCACCTGGACTTGAATTTGCTTTTGATCTATTTGCAATAGTTTCTAATACTTTTGCATCGATGTCTTGTACTGCTCCATAACCTGTATTTGCCATTACCTTTGCTCCTAATTATTTAATCTATAAAAATTATTTAATATTGCTTCAGTATTTGTAGGTATTCTTAATTTAATACCAGGCTCGACAGCTAAACTACCATTTATTAGTATATTTGCCTTTGCTATTATCCACCAAAGTGTAACGTCACCATAAAATTCATGTGCCAACATATCAAACCTATCACCTATTCTTGTTTCTATAAATATATCTTCTGATTCTCGTTCTATTACAGGATATCGTGTTTGTGCAAGCAATGTTCTTGCTGGAAGAGGCGTTCTTTTATCAAATCCTTCAAGAAGTCTACCTCTTTTATCTACAACCTTTATAGTTTTTGTTACGTCATATCTATCCATAATTATTCTTTTTAATTAGCTCTGTGTGCGCTTTTCCATTTAACAGTATCTGCATCTGTAGTTGATATTGCTCCAAAGAAGTCTGAATTTGATGAAAGTAAATTATCAAACGCTGAAGTTATTATATCTCCTCCAATTTCAACATCAATATAATACGGTAGCTGTCTACCTGGATCTATATCCCATGGAGATTGTTCATTCATTGTATATCCTACACTGTTTATAAAGCAAAGTTGGTTTTTAAAATAATCTCCTACTGTTATTCTATTCATAGGTCCTTGCGGTAAACCACTAACATACGTTGGTGCAGCTTTTTGGGCTAGCCTATTTAATTTAAAATACATACCTTCTAATTCTCTAGCACTCATTGCAACACATGAAAAACCTAGAGCAAAGTCAGCTGAAAATTTACTCATTAGTTTTACATCAGTAAGTCTTCCAACATACTCTACATTTTGAAATTCTGGTTTCATATTGTGAGAAAATGACTTTAGATATGCTCTAAATTGTATTCCTGCTATTCTTAAAATAATTAAATCAGATTCTTCTTCTGCATATATGGTGTCTAATGATTGAGCTGCTGTTTCTGGAACGTAGTTACTATCACCAGGAGAATTTAATGCCTTTAATATTATTTTATCACCAATTTCATTTTCTGTTTTATCCTTTAATGTTGCCTCTCTATCAGATCTATCTACTCCTCTTTCACCATAATTTTGACCAAATTCAACTTCTCTTTTTGCAGCTTTATACCCTTCTTCATCCTGTTGAAAAGTCTTATTATCATTGGTTAAAGTTGATCTAAAGTCCATTATTTTATTATGTGCCAATTGGTCTTTTGGTATATCACCGTATGCAAATACTTCATAACTTCCTAAATTACCAAATGTAGGACCATATGGCTCTGTTGAGTCCTTTTCTACTGAAGAATGTACAATTTGTTCAGTTTTATCTCCAGGTAAATCATTATGTTTTATATTTCCTGCAGGTGATGCTGATGGTGAAACTGTACCACCAACTCCTATTTCACTTATTATTTTTGCAAGTCTTGAGGATTCAACTGAATCTCTTGATGTGTTATCAACATATAAATCACTTGCAGCTTGTAATGGAAACCTGTCTACTACCTTTTTGTCTCTATTATTTTGGCCAGCTGGATTACCAGATGCTCCTACTCTTTGACCATCAGCGTAACCTCCTTCAGAAAAATAAGGATTTCCACCAGTCATTGTTGTAAGGCCACCTAAACTTTTTTCAAACGTGGCCATATCATTATAATTTGCAGCTGGATTATCACCGTCAGTATGAATAGAATTATCATTTTCTTGTGAATTTATTTGGTCAGAATAAGGTAAAGTTGGAGACGAAATCATAGTATGATTATTTGGATTTGTTTTTAATCCTTTATGTGTATCATCTATTCCTGAAATTAAAGTTCCTACTCCTTTATCATGATTTGCAAGTACTATTTTTGAATCTGCCCATGTACCATTGCTTTCATTGTGTGTTCCTAATGGTATACCTGAGGTAGATTTTCGAATAATAGTACTACCAATTCCATATATAGAATTTGGACCCATAAGTCCACTTAATAGATCTATTTCTCCACCACCAACAATTCCAGGTATAAAGTTTTCTAATGCACCTAATTTGTCTTTTGCTGCACCAATTATTTTACTATTAAAAAATCCAGATAGAGCTCCTCCTGCTCCTCCTAAAATAGATCCTAGTGCAGCTTTTGGGTTATCTAAGATATTTAAAAGTGAAGTTCCATCATTTGCTAAACCTACTTCAAGGTCTCTATGTAATTTTATTAATCTATTTCCTGTTGGTGCACTAGGGTTAGATGATACTTCCCATCCACCTAATTTTTTTCGCTCATTAACTACTTGTTCGTAATAATTTTTTTCTCCTTCAAAAGGACCTAGGCCATGTCTAATAAGACCAAGAGTTCCAACTGGTGCAACGTCTGCAACTATCTGCGCGAGTGTTGATAGTCCTAAAGGATAAATTCTAGTTGTACGTGCAAAAAATCCTCCACCATCAATACCTGCAAATGTTTCTACTTTAGGATTTGTTAATTGCATTCCAATATTTTTTGCAATAAATAATAAACCTGTTGGACTTATTAAGAACTTTCCAATTCTTACTGCATCATTAACAGTTCTAACTACACGAGCTACAATACCTCCTCTAACTAGGCCGTCTGATCCTTTGAATCCTCGTGCTGATGTGTTATCATTTGCTAAAACTTTGCTATCTATATATGGTTGACCTAATCCAGAAGTAAAACCATCCATTCTATGAAATGCTTCTTGTCTTAAATCAAATTTATTATATTGTTCTAATAATTGGCTATTACCTGCTGAATTGGAATTTCTAGCAAAATTTATTCCGTCTGCAGTTAATGTTCCACTAGCACCTGTACCTGTTACCAAGAATCCTCCTGGCGTAGTAAACGTTTGAGGTGCACCTGTTATTCTAGGCTGCATTTCTTTATTATACCTGTATGATGCTCTTGCTGATGGACCATCTGGAATAGTATAAGTCATACTACCAGGATCACCAGATATTCCTATAAAGTTACTAGCTCCTAGGTGCTTTTGATCTGGTGTAAAGCCATTTGCATCAATATCTAATATTCCATTTCTTGTTGCAAGTGTGCCTAATCCCTGTACTCCTGTATGTTCATATTGTCCTGAAGTTGGTAGTCCTGTTATTCCTGTAAAGTCTGTTAAAAGTCCTTTACCACTTGCTTTTCCTGGAAAAAAGCCATTTTGGTCACGGTTTACAAATCCATCTCTAAGTTCTAATGCACCTGTTGTTTTTTCTAATGTAGATGCAAATGGTATAGGATCTAATGTTGTTTTTTCTAGTGTTGATGCAAGTGCACTAACATCTAATGTTGTTTTTTCAGGTGTAGATGGAGATGAAGTAACATCTATTGTTGTTTTATCTGGCGTAGATGCCATTGGAATAAGTTCAGCTGTTGTTTTTTCTATTCCTGATATTACTCCTAGATCTGGTGTTGATTTTTCAGGAGTTGATGGTGGTGCTGTTACGTTCAATGTTGTTTTAGTTGGAGTAGCTTCCATTTTACTAACATCTACAGTTGTTTTTTCTATTCCTGAAATTACTCCTAGATTTGGTGTAGATTTTTCAGGTGTTTTTTCAATTGTTGAAACATCAGGTGTACTTTTTTCAGGTGTTGATACTAATCCTGATACTGTTGCTGTTGTTTTATCTGGAGTTATTCCTAATGTACTTAACTCTGCAGAAGGTTTTTCAGGTGTATTTGATAAATTGCCTATTTCTGCAGATGGTTTTTCTGGAGTATTTCCTAAGGTACTTAATTCTGCGGATGGTTTATTAGGAGTTTGTCCTAGTGTACCTAGCTCAGCTGATGGTTTTTCAAGTGTATTTCCTAAATTGCTTAATTTTGCTAATGTTTTTTCAGGTGTATTTGATAAATCACCTAATTCCGCAGATGGTTTATTGGGAGTATTTGCTAAAGTACTTAATTCGGCAGATGGTTTATTAGGAGTATTTACTAAAGTACTTAATTCGGCAGATGGTTTATTAGGAGTTTGTCCTAATGTACCTAATTCAGCTGGTGGTTTGGTTGGAGTTTGTACTGCTCCTTCTAAATTTGCTGATGGTTTTGTTGGAGTTGGTTCTGTTCCTTCTAAATTTGCTGATGTTTTTGTTGGTGTTGGTGCAAGAGGTTCTATTGACGGAGATGGTTTAATTGGTGTAGCTGAGAATTTTCCAATATCCGATGTTGTTTTATTTGGTGTAGCTTCAATAGTTTCAAGTGTAGGTGTTGGTTTTACTGGTGTTTTATTTATTGGTGAAGCAGATACAGTTGTTTTTTCAATAGATACCTTAACATTAGAAATATCAGGTGTAGACTTTGCTATTGAAGATGCTAACGTTCCTAAATCAGGTGTTGCTTTTGATGGAGAAGATGCCAAAGTTCCTAACGTAGGAGTATTTTTGTCTGCTCCTGATTCTAGTCGTATGGCTGGAATATCTGGAGATTGTTTTTTTGGAGTATTAGGCATTTTACTAGGAGAAAATGAATCATTTAACCTATCTGCTAAATTCTTAGTACTAAATCTATTTGCTGCTTTTTTCATTTGTTAGTTTCCCATTCCTTTAGGACCTTTTTTTCTTGCTATTCCAGCTCCTACTTTTCTTCCGTCTAGCATTAAGACAGGTTCATAATCTTTTGAGTTTACTGCTGAAATAAGTTCGTCTATTTTTGCCATTAGGTCAATATTATTAGATGCTGCTTGATTGCCATCTTCACCATTAGCTCCATCAGTTCCACTACCACTTGATTCTTCTGTTGATGATCCGCCAAACATTCCAATTGCTCCTAACAGAGCTATTGCTGGAGCTGCAATTGCTAATAATGCCATTGTACCTTTAAATTGTGAAATTTCATTTAATCCGGCTGCGATAGAACTTAATCCTACTCCGACCGACGTTAAGCCATCGGCTGTTGAAGCCATTAGTTCTAATCCTCCAGCTAAAGCTATAACAGGAATCATTGCAAACCATGCACTGGCACCAAATGCAAATAGTGGAGGTGTGGCAGCTAGTAAAGAAACTCCTAATGCCATTATACCTGTCGATAATAATAATATTTGTGGAGCTTGTTGTGCCATTGCTAGTAACGGTACTCTAACCATTTCAAGTCCAGCACCTAGTATTTTACTTGCTTGTCCTAATAATGTAACGGCTGGAGCTGCAAAATATGATGCAGCAGCAAATGCAAATAGTGGAATTGTAGCGATTGCAGATGCTACACCTAATGCACCTATTGCTGTAGCTAAATACATTATTTGTGGTCCTAATGGAGCCATTATTGCAAGTGGTGGAGCCAAGTCTATCATTGTTTGAGCTAAAATAGGTAGAACAGCTTGAAAAGGAAATATCATGGCCATTGCTATTGCAAAACTTTGTAGGCCCATTCCTAACATCATAAAGCCCATACCCATAGTAGGTAAAACATCCGCGATGGCTGATAATGTGATTAATGGTGGGGTCATAATAACTAAAGACTCAGCCATTGTTGGCATTAAAGGAATGTATGGAGCTAACATTGCCATTCCCATTGCAAATGGCATTAAACCTAATCCTATTGCCATAAAACCAGTACCTATTAATGGCATTACTTCAGCTATTGCTGCTAGTGCAACTAATGGTGGAGTCATAATTACAAATGCTTCTGCTAACATAGGCATTAGTGGAATAAATGGAGCTGCCATCATTAAACCTAGTGCTAATGGCAACATTCCCATTCCAAATGCCAATACTCCTGCACCTGCTAATGCTAGTCCTTCTCCTAATGGAGCCAATAATGCAAGTGAAGGTGTAATAATTGCCAGTGATTCGGCCATGATTCCTAAAAACGGTGATATAGGTAAAAATGCCATAAATCCGAGTGCCAATGCTCCCATACCTACTCCGGCCATTATTAATCCCATAATTGGTATTTCTGTTAGTCCTTTTAGTGCAGTAACCAGTCCTGTTGCGTCACCTTGTCCGGCAGCCTTTATAGCCATACCAAACGGTAATATTGCCAATCCTAATGCAGCTATTGCTGCAGCTTTTAATACTAATTTTGCTGCTTGTACTAGCCCTAGTTCTTCAACAATTCCAATCATTGACTTTATACCAGCACCTAATGTATCGATTGCAGCAGGATCTACTCCTTGCATTGCTGCAAATGCAGATGCAAATAACATTGCAGAAGCTCCAATTACTAATAATACTCCTGCTCCGATAATTGCTAAAGGTGCAATCAGTCCAAGTCCTGCAACGGCTAGAGCCATAATTCCTATTGATGCGGCAAATGCTAACATAGCCATTGGATCTACTCCTTGTAACATCTGCATTGCAAATGCTGCAGGTATTAATGCAAGTGCTGCAATTCCAAATGCTATACCTCCTGCAATAACTGGTCCTGATACAGATCCAATTAAGGCTAATGAAAGAGCTAGTCCTACCATAGTTAAGCCAAACACTGCCATAGCAACAGGATCTACTCCTTCTAATAAGCTAAACGCGTATGCAGCAGGTATAAGTGATACTGCAACTATTGCAATTGCTAGAGCTGCCTTTATCATTGAACTTGCTTTTATTTTACCAAGACTTTTAAAGAAGTTTGTCATTCCTTTACCACCACCTTTAGGTGTTTTTATTTTTTCCATTTTATTAGATACCTCTGCAGCTCCTTCTGCAGATTTGCTAAACATGCCAAATAAAGAATCTTTCATACCACCAAATGTTTTACCAGTTAGTTGGCCAATACCAGCCAATGACGGAATTACAGATCCAAGAAGTCCTGGAAGTGATCCCAATGCTGCTGGCACAGCTGCTGCACCCATTGCTATTGCATCTTGATGGTCTGCAATTTTGCTTTGATTCTCTAATACTTTAGAGTCTAAGGTTATTCCTTTTTGTTTTGCCTGTAATACTTTTGTAACGTCTCCAACCTGTACACCAAGAGCATCAGCTAGAGCTCTTTGTTGAACAACTGACATTTGTTCAAATTCTGCCATTGTTCCTGCATTATTTGCAATTTCTTTTACAAGTGTATCTTTATCTCCAGAAAGTGCAGCTGCTCTGGCTGCGTCTAGATTAAGTTGTCTACCAATCAGCATTTCTGCCTTCATTTCTTTCTTAATAGAACCTTGTACATCAAGTAAATTATCTCCTGCTTCAGCTACTTTGGCTAAATTTAATCCTAATTTTGCAGCATTTACGGCAGCATTTACTAATCCTGAAGCTCCATCTTTACCAAATCTTGCAAATTCACCTGCATTTTCTGCTATGTCCTTTAAAACAGGTCCAGGTGCTACCTTTTGAGCTTTAGCAAGACTTTTGACCTGATTCATCATTGCATCCGCTCCAGTTTGTCCATTTTCGGATATCAATGCCATCGACTTATTTAGTTTTGCTGCATCTTCAACTGCTATGCCAAACTTAACATTTAATTCACCTACAGATGTTACTGCTCCTGATGTTGCGTCTTTTAATGATCCGTTTAGTCCAACAATTGCTTCCATAGCTGATCTGGCTTCATCACCAGAAAGTGCAAAACCTCTAGATAAGGCAGTAGCTTGCGCTGTTAATTGTACTCCAACAATTCTCATCGTATCCATTATAGTACTACCAGTTCCAAGTGCTCTTGCTAGTTTAAATGCTCCTTTTGTTGCAACTGCAAGTCCTGTAACTGCTGCCAGTATTAAGGTTTTTACGCTGGCCAGCTCGTCTACTATGAGTCCAGCACTATTAAGAAGATCCTTCATTGATGCAGTATTTTCTTTTGCTGCATCATTTGCCTCTTTCATATTGTCAGCATGAGATTTTCCGAAAAAGTCCAGCTTTTCCATCTGTTTCTTTTTCAGTATCATGGTTTTTAATCCTTGTCGCAATATCTGATATTCTTCTGCACCCATTTTCTGAGCGTCTTTTAGTATTGATTGAGTTTGGGTCTTCAAATCTAATTCAGCAAGTGTTCCATCAGCTATGGCTGCGGCCATCATAGCTCTAGTTGCGTCTAATTTTACCATTGCACTTACGGCTGATAAATTTCCATCTGCTGATAGTTTAGCTTTCATGGCAGCTTCAACTTCTAGAACTTTATTTGATACGAGTTCACTTGAAATACTGGCCTGTTCAGACTGTGTAACCCTAATCTGTTCCTCCATAGAACTGATTTCTTGGAGTAGTTTAGCTCTTTCTTTTTGTTCCTCGTTTGCCATAGCTTATAACTTATTTATGAATTTTTTCTTAAGTATTTTTCGATCTTATCAATATACTCGGCTTCAGCGTCTTTTACTATCTTAGCAACACCCTTTTTAAGTTCAGGTCTCTTTGACATAAGTCTATCGAACTCCCTTTTCTCCATTCTCTTGGCCATATTTCTAAGATAACGGCTGACAACATTGTCTTCTTTGATAACTGTTCTAACGTATTCTCTGATTTGAGATCGTAATTGTTTTTCTTTTGACATGGTATTTCCTCTATATCTATTTATTCATATATAAATATAAAGTAGCAAGCTTTTTTAGCCTATTTAGGACGAGCATTTCTTGCAAAAGTAGGCACCTTAGGTGGTCCTGATGATTTGCCACCTGAGGTTCTAGATTTTTCTGCAGCTTCTTCTTCGGCTGTTAATTGCTCGTTAAGAAGTTTAAAATAATAAGTCCTTAGATATACTGGTAGTTCATATGCATCTGAGAATGTGAACCCACCTTTACTGTTGTAGCAGAGTTGGAATATCTGTTTGTGCAGGATGGGCCTATAGTTAGGCCCCAGGCCAAAAAAAGTTGACACCAAGAGGAATTGACATCTCTCGTTCTTGACCAGTAATATCTGATACGAATGTAAATGTCATATCAATATCCGGTGATACCTTTTTGATTTGTTCTCTAAAGGCTCTAGTATCTCTTGATAAAAATTGATTATCAACAAATTCTCTAATGGTTTTTGGGGTAGCGTCTCCATCTACTGCAATAATCATGTGCTTTAATCTAGTACTTAACTGTGAATCTACACCAGCATAGCCTCTAGTTTTAAAGTTCTTTTTTAATGCTTTAACTTCTTCAGCAATTTTACCTTCATCACCATGTGTAAGAAGCTTAAATGTAATGTTTCGCTTTGATGTTGGTAATTCAAAGTCAAATGCATTTTCTTCTCCAACTAGATCCCAATCAAGTTCTCTATCTTGTAAGTCTTGTAAATCAATTACAGTATCTTGTTTTTCACCAGGTGTATATGGATCTTCAATTTCAACCTTATATTCTGAGCCATAGCCCATAACTCTTGCTGCTACCATTATTGCGTTTTTGTCTCCAATAAGAATATCATCATAATTACATGGAGTAACTATAAGTGCTTGTAATAATCTATCTAATACTACACCTTTTTGAATGAGGTTTTGAGAAGTTAAAATATCTTCTTCTCTTGCAGTCATATACTTTAATTCTATAGTACCTGATTTTAGTGGATGTCCTTCTGAATATAGTTTTCCTTTACTTGGTAAATCTACTACCTCAGTTGGAAACTTATATTCAACTTTTCCTTTGGATTCATTTACATTTTTACTACTTTCAACTACAAGTTGTTGCTTGATTTGATCGTCGGTTAGGTTCTTTTTTGCCATAACTTATTTCTCCTTTATTCGTAACAATTAGTTTTTAATATATACATATATAAATATAAAACTAAACTAAAAAGAATAAAAAACTCCTAACTATTTTAGCTAGGAGTCTCTTAAACTTATTATTTATAATTCTATTAGAATTGTAGTATCCAATAATCACACTGAATAGACATTGCAATTTCATTATATGCATTAGTTGCTGTCCAATCTAACGTTCCAAAGTCTGCTTCAGTAATAAATGCACCTTTACCAGTCCATTCTTCTACCTTATCACCTACAGGTCCAAGTACATTGATTGTTACATCTTTCTTATAGAAGTCTGCATAACCATCTCTACCTGTTACTGATTCATGGTGTAAACGTACCCATTCCATAACCGCTTGTGCTCCTGATGGAACTACTGGATCATAAAGTGTTAATGCTACTACATCCCATTTAGATTTTCCTTTGACGTATCTAGTAACGTTTATGTGCTCAAGAGTTACAGTTTCTTGTGTAATCTTAGGTCTTGCAGCTTTGTGTATTAAAAAAGCAGGTATACCTTCAATATAGAAAATGTATCTGTTTTGCTGTTTAGGTTCAAATGCCGTAAACATTGCTTCATTTGGATCTATTAAGTTAGCCATTTAGTGTTCTCCTCTATTATATCTATTATATATATAAATATCATCTATTTTTATTTTTATTCATCAAACGATGCACCTGTTGGCATAATGTTGAAGTCAATTATGATAAATTCAGCAGCTTTTGCAGGCTGTAAGAATATTTCACCTTTCATTTGATTTCTGTCAATTA